TTCTTGGTAGATACTATGACTTAGATGAGGCTATGGATAAAGTCGACCCCGACCAAATCGAGCCTGAAGATGATTTCGAAGACAGAACCGACAAAGATATTGATAATGATGGGGATACTGATGATTCAGATGAGTATCTTCACAATAGGAGAAAAGCGATAGCAAAAGCTATAGCAGCAAAGAAAAAGTAGAGGTTACATTGGCAGTTACAAACATTGAGGTGAAACTCAAGAGAGGGCAATCTATTGAGAAAGCAATCTCTAAATTCAAAAGGTTAGTAAAAGATAGTAAGATACTGTATGAGTTGAAAGAAAGACAATATTACGTAAAACCATCAATCATAAAAAAAGAAAAAAGGGCAAAAGCAAAAGCCCGAATGAAAAAACAATCAAAGTTTGATTGATTTTTTAGTTTTTATATATTTATATAAAAATAAATACACTTTCGCGTCTTCGCGCATCATAAAGTGTACCGAGAAAAAGTAATTCTATTGTAGTTCCCAATAACTATATTAAAATCCAATTATGGAGATAATAATGGATAATCTTCTAAAAGAAGCAATTGCAGATGCAAAAGCTGTTCGTGAAACTGCTTTAGCGAATGCGAAATTAGCTCTCGAAGAAGCATTTACACCACGATTGAAATCTATGCTTGCCAAGAAAATCCAAGACGACCTACAAGCTGAGACTGATGAAGTTGAAGAAGTAGAAGAAAGAATGGATGATGAGGACAAGGAAGATGATGACGACATGGAAGAACGCATGAAAATGTCTCGTCACGGTGATGAACATGACGACGATGAAGACATGGAAGAGCGTATGAAAGATGAAGACGATGACGATATGGAAGAACGTATGAAAATGTCTCGTGATGGTGATGAGATGGATGACGAAGACGAAGACGAAACTGACGAAGTTATCGAAATCAATGGTGTTAAATATGCTCCTGTAACAGAAGAAGAGGAAGAGGACGACGAAAAGGACATGGATGAAGTCGATGTTGATGAGAACGAAGACCTTGACGAACTCGACCTTGAATCTGTTTTAGCAGAACTTGAAGATGAAGTATCTGAAGCTGAAGAAGTAGACGAAGCTGAAGAAGTTGATGAAGCTGAGAAAGTTGATGAAACTGAAGAAGTTGATGAAGCAGAAGAAGTAACCGAAGAAGAAGAAATAGACGAAAATGACGTTTCTTCAGGAATCGGTAAAGGCGACAACGCTCATGACAAGAAATCAGGTGATTCATCAGGTATCGGTGCAGACGGAAAAGCTAAGATGAAAGAATCAGTTGAAGAAGTAGACGAAGCTGAAGAAGTTGATGAAGACATTGATTTAGAAGAAGTGCTTGCAGCACTTTCTGAAGAAGAAGAAGTCGAAGAGTCAAACGACGCAGTTGAAGAACTTCAATCAGAGCTAAAAGAGCATCGTGAAGTAGTAAAATACTTACGCGAAAAATTAACGGAAGTAAACCTACTTAATGCTAAACTCTTATTCACAAACAAACTCTTTAGAGCGTTTGGTATGAATAACGAGCAAAAGATGAAAGTAGTAGAAACTTTCGATCGTGCAAAGACTCTAAGAGAAATCAAGTTGATTTACTCTACATTAGCAGAGTCAATGCAGAATAATAATGTTAACCCAATTAAAGAATCAAAAGGTTCAGCTTCTAAAGCTACGGCCTCAACAAAATCTGAAAAGCAAGAAGAAATTATTTCTGAAGGCACAGATATGAGAGATCGTTTCAAGAAGTTGGCTAACATTCTTTAATTTTAATTGAGTAATTTTGGAGATTACAATGAGTGAGAAAATTAATAACCTTTCATCAATCATGGAAGGCTACAATCCTCAACGCCAGTTGCTCGAACAAACTCGTGAGTTAGTTAAAAAGTGGGAACCTACAGGTCTTCTTGAAGGTATAACCGACGAAAACAAAACTCATGGTATGGCTGTTCTTCTTGAAAACCAGGCTCGTCAGTTAATTGATGAGGCTTCAAGAACCGCTACAGGTGGTTCCGCAGAAGAGTGGTCAGGTGTTGCATTACCATTGGTTCGTAGAATCTTTGGTGAGTTAGCAGCTCAAGAGTTTGTTAGTGTTCAGCCAATGAACTTACCAAGTGGTCTTATTTTCTATCTTGACTTCAAGTATAGCACAGACCAAACAACACTTCACACAGATGGAGCTGATGTTTTTGGTAACACTTCAGGATCTAACACAGACGCAACAGGCGGTCTATATGGCGCTGGTAAATTTGGATACTCAATCAACGATCAAGTAACAGGTGCTCTTGCGGGACACGCTTCCACAGAGGGAACCTCTGCCTTTACTACAGGTTCTGTAGTTTGGGAAGATGTTGATTTTGAACCAGACTTGTCTGCTTCTGTAGCTATTGGTTCTACAGCAGATAACGGACTTGTCAAATTGATAACAGATGCTGCAGATTCTTACACAAGACCTGACTTTGATGGTGTACGTGCATTCGTACCATCAGGTTCTGCAGGACTTTTCTTTGATGAGTTCTACCCAGCATACACCAAGTATGATAGCACAAATAATCGTATTACGTTTATTGTGAAAAAATCAGCAACAGGTGTTGGTGGTAACGTAACAGTTAAATACCATCAGCAGCCCGTTGAAACAAATCGTGGCGATTTCGAACAGACAGCAGCCGGATTTGACGCAAACGCTGAATCTGATATCGGAATACCTGAAATCGACATCAACCTCAAGCAGATTCCAATCGTTGCTAAGACACGTAAGTTGAAAGCAGTTTGGTCGCCTGAGTTAGCTCAAGACTTGAACGCCTACCATAGTGTAGACGCTGAAGCTGAGCTTACAGCGATGTTGAGCGAGTACATCTCAATGGAAATCGATCTTGAAATCCTTGATATGTTAATGGCCAATGCTTCTGCTAAGAAGGAAAGATGGTCAGCAAAAGTTGGTTTTGAGTATGATTCAGCTACTTCTGTATTCAGTCAAGTATCTGCTAACTCAAACGCTTACACAAAAGGTGAGTGGTTCCAAACACTTGGAAACAAAATACAAGCAGTTTCTAACGCAATCCATCAGAAGACACTTCGTGGTGGTGCAAACTTCTTAGTTGTTTCCCCTGAAACCGCTACTATCATCGAATCAATTCCTGGATATGCAGCTGATACAACAGGTGACGCTACACAGTCATCTTTTGCTATGGGTGTTCAGAGAATTGGTGCATTGAACAACAGATACACTGTTTATAAGAACCCTTATATGTTAGAAAACTCAATCCTTGTTGGATTTAGAGGTACTAACTTCTTAGAAACAGGCGCTGTTTACGCACCTTACGTTCCGTTGATAATGACACCTCTTGTATACGATCCTAAGAACTTCACACCACGTAAAGGTGTGATGACACGATACGCGAAGAAGATGGTTCGTCCTGAATTCTACGGTAAAGTGGTCGTAGCAGATGTCAACTTGGTCTAATTATAATTTTAGTTAGATTGTAAAAACAGCAAGAAGCCCCCCATTTTTTGGGGGGTTTTTTGTGCCCTTTATATTTTGGAAAAAGCAGAAATTTTGATATTTATTATCAGATATATCTAAAGACTCTATATATAGGAGAAATTTATGGCACAACAGCCGATATGGCCAGGTAGTGGTTCAGCTGTAAGTGAAAGTACACCTTTCGGGTTGTACGACAAAGATTCAAGCTTTCAAACAGACGCACCTAAGTTTGCAGAGTGGTGTGCGAAAAGATTGGGTTATCCAATCATGTCAGTCGAACTACAAGACGTGCAGTTTTACGCTATATTCGAAGAAGCTATAACGGAATATTCAGCACAAGTCAACCAATTCAACATAAAAGACAATTTATTGACTCTTCAAGGGCAATCTACAGGTTCAAACTTTACACATAAGAATATAACAAGTAATTTTGGTAGAACCATTGAACTATCAGACCAATATGGTACAGAAGCAGGTGTTGGTGGTAGTGTAGAAGTCAAAAAGGGTAAATTTACAGCTGTAAGTGGTTCTCAAACTTATGATTTGAACGCAACTTTTGCTGAAGTGTCTGAAAGTGGAAAAGCTATCGAAGTAAGAAGAGTTTACTACGAAGCAGACCCTGCTATCTCAAGATATTTCGACCCTTATGCTACTACAGGCTATGGTTCGATAAATCTAATTGATGGTTTTGGATTTGGTAACTACTCACCTGCAGTTTCATTTACTCTGATGCCAATATACGAAGATATACTTCGTATACAAGCTATCGAATTCAATGACGAAATAAGAAAATCTGCTTATTCATTTGAAATGACAAATAATAAGATAAGATTGTTTCCAAAACCAACAAGAACATTCAACGTATTTTTTGATTACATCGTAAAAGAAGATAGAGATAATCCAACAAAACGCCCCTATGGTACAGCAAGTGGTTCAGGTGTTGTTGCAGATTTCTCAAATGTAAAATATGACAATATGGAATATGGATTCATAAACGATGTTGGTAAACAATGGATTCGTAAATATGGATTAGCTTTATCAAAAGAATTGTTAGGTATTGTTCGTGGTAAATACGGAACTATACCTATTCCAAATGCTGATACATCTTTAGATGGTGAAACTCTTAGACAAGAAGCACAAACGGAAAAAGAGGGTTTGATAGCTCAGTTGAGAGAAATGTTAGAGTTGACGGGAAGAAAAGCCCTTATGGAACAAGAAAGAGACGAAGCTCAAGCATTACAGGAGAAATTACAAAAAGTTCCTTACCCAATATACATAGGATAAGTAAATGGCAACAAGATTTTTTAGTGCAAGAGACCAAGATTTATTCGATAGTGATGAACTATTAGGTGATTTACGAAATGAAAAAGATGGTATCATAAATCAAAATGTGGTTGTATATCAATTAGCAGTTCAAGAAACCAAAACGAATATGTATGGGGAAGCAGCAGCAGGTAAAATTTATAAACCTGGTGTAGAAGTTGCTTGTACTATATCAGCCGATGACTTTGATTACAATACTGATGAGTTTGGTCCTGATTTGAGACAAAACGCAGTATTTTCTTTCCTAAGAGAACAACTTATAGATGCAGGTTTGAGACCTGAACTTGGTGATATTATAGATTGGAACTTAGGACATTGGGAAGTTGCAGGTCTAAATGAAAATCAGTTAGTTGGTGGTGATTATAATAATAATTTCTCAGTAGTCTTAAACACATTCTTAGTTAGACGTTCAAATCTACAAATAGAGAGGATTAGAAGTTAATGGCTAGACTCAAACCATTACCACGTAAAGAAAGGTTATTACAGGTTCAGCCCGTTCAGAATCGTGGTAGAGAATTACGTAGAGATAAAGATGATGTAAAAAACATTGAAGTTGGTTTATTAGACGTTGATGCTGCAATCATGTATTATTTTGAAAATGTAATTCAACCAAAAGTTACTGAGCAAGGTGAAGAAGTCAAAGTTCCATTGTTCTATGCAAATCCTGAACGTTGGAAAGCTATACGTAGAGATGGATATCTTAGAGATACAAAAAGACAGTTGATTACACCTCTTATTGTATTTAGAAGAACAAGTATGTCAAAGTCGCCTGACTTACCAATGAATAAGATTGATGCAAACGATCCAAAACTTTTTTATACCTTTGAAAAGAAATATACTTCAGAAAACAGATACAATCGTTTTGCAGTAGATAGAGGTTTACTACCACAAAAAGAATTCTATAATGTTGCTATGCCTGATTATGTTACTCTGAATTATGAGTGTATTATATGGACAGCATACATTGAACAAATGAACAAAATAATTGAGTCAGTAAATTGGTCAGCAGGTACATATTGGGGTGAGCCAGGTAAGTTGAGATTTAGAACAAATATTGATTCATTTGAAGATTCTACTGAAATGGCAGAGGGTGAAAGATATATCAAAACAATATTTTCTTTACAACTATATGGTTATTTAGTGCCTGAAAAATTCAATGATGTACTTACAACTTATAAATACATAACACCAAAGAAATTAGATTTTGTGGATGAAACTGATTTTAGTATTTCAACTATCTATAATCCCAATCAAAAAGCTGAGACTGTAAGAGCATTTGGTGGTGCAGGTAAGGGTACATCAGCAAAGAGTGGATTAGCAGGTGCGACAGATTTTATTAGAGGAAAAAGTTACGCAGCAGGACAAGAAACACAAGATTTAGAATTTACAAACACTTATGGTGGTGATACAAGATATGTGATGAGGTACAATGGTATACCAACAAGTTCAGCTGATAGTAGAGCAGTATTGAATTTACAAGCAGGTGATAATTTCTTTAGAAATAACGTATTGAACTTATCGGGTTCTCAATCTTCATCTGCTACATCTACTGCACAATTATATGATTTACAAATACAAGATACAGGAAGTTATAACGTTAGAACAGGTAGTTTATCCTTATCAATAAATGGTGTCGCTGCTGAGACTTCAAATGATAACTTATCAACTACAGGTGGAAATGATTTCTTTTTGACGGGCTCTTCTACATATCCAAGAACATCTTTGGCTGTTAGAAAAGCTGCATCATCGTTATCACCTGGCTTCAATCTTTTAGACTCAGATAGATTGATTATTAGGTTTCAAAAGGAATTGAAGTAATGTTACGTAATTTAGAGGGATATAAAGGTTCGACAAGAAACTTTGTAGCTCCTGTTAGTGAGTCAAAATTTGGTGGAGATTTTCTACAATTTACTGATACAAGTGGAAGTAATGTACCTTTCAAATTACCAAACAAACGTAGATTCGCTAAACATAATACTGATGTTCTATGTCTTGAAGATGGTTTTAGAAGATTTAGTCCTACACCTGATATATTAGGTTTGAGTGACTTTACAGCATATTCAGATTATTTTGAGTATGATTTTGGATTTGCAGATATATCCAATATCTTAGAAATAGATGTTATGGTGAATGGTATAAGACAAAATCAA